CCCAGCTACAGTTCAGAGTGAGGCCGTAGCGCCTGACAGATTCCTCCAAGTGCTCTGACCTGATTGGGTCTTTACTCCCAATCAAGCGGAAACACTTCGCCAACGCGGCATACCCATCCAATGGGTCTGCAACGTAAAGGACGGAAGCGATCAAACAGAGGTACTCAAACCTCTGAAGAGCGCTGTTCCATCTTTTTCGTGGCACCGTCTCGCTGTTACGGTACCAACCGATAGCGGATGTTGTCGTGTGACCTTTCTTCAACTGGTCTTGTGGATCAGGTGAAGAATGAGGAATCGCGGGTAGTTTTCCCACGACTCGTTCGACGTCCTTCCTGATTGACGTCGAGGCGCTTTCGAAGCCAGCCTGAAAAAGCTGGTTCGCAGTAGCCACACACGATAAAACACCAGAGACATCTGTCCGATCTGCCGGCATGTCACGACGAAGGTAAACTGGTGTAACCAGTTCTCCATCGTAGGCATCCGCTCCACAAGACTCTCTGAACTTCCCAGTCCAGAAGGTCTTGTCGACGTTGACCTTGAGCCCAAAAGCTTCAAGATCAGAACAGATCGCCTGTGCCTCATCCACGGGAACGATTAAATCGTCTCCGTAGACGTAGACAGACTGCGCAAATTCAAGCACAGACTGTCTCGTAGGAAAACGTCCTGCTGCCGCAATCCGCGAGGCGATGATCAACGAATAGAAGACCAACGCCTCCATCGGAAAGCACAGTGCGGAGCCCATTGAAGCGAACTTCTTGAGGCGAATTACTTCACCATCAGGAAGTTCAGCTCTCGTGGAACGACAACTCTCGACAAGCGTCAAGAGCTCCGGCTGCGAAGCCAGAAGTCGTTGCACAAGTGCCAGAGAGACCCGGTCGCTTGCTTCTGACATATCCATAGTGGCAAGTTTGCCATCAGTGGAAGCAGAAACAGCAAGAGATTGATTCACTGATTGGTCACGAAAGTTAACGTGACCCATCGTGAAAACGCAGCTTTCCAGCCGCGCTACAATCCATCGTGAAAGACCCTGTTGCGCATATTGCATGCACACAGGCTCAACCGCGATGATACGGGGGCTCTTCTGAGTCTTAGGGACGGTGATGACCCTTACGGGCTCTTCGTCCTCAGGCTCGACGAAATCCGGGAAATCGTCTTCCGAACGTTCATGATACTGACATGGGAGCAATCCCATGGAAGAACCATGAACGAAACGCGTGTGGGTAATACCCGCACGTGACAGACGACGATGCCACCGGCGAAAACGCCACTTCTGATTACCAGAAATGCGTTCTCGTGGGGCCCCAGGGCCGTGAGTGGGCGTGATATCCGACCGGATATCAGAACTGTGGACGGCGGTGCTGACAATAATGTCAGCAACGACTCCAAAGTAACGCATCACTTGAC